GCAGCATTTGATATTGATGGTGCAGCAGATGGAGCTTATGCTCCTGCAGCTACACCTGCAGGAGATGTTGTACTTGCTACAGCAGACACACTAGACTTGACATTTGCGGGTAGTGGTGCAACATTCACTGCTGGTAAAATTCGTGTCTATGCATTGCTGATGGATGTTAGTGATCAAGGTGACGCTGCTCCTGACGAAGTAGATCGTGACTTGCTTGCATAAGCGCAAAACTAGGGGGGCAGGGAAACTTGCCCCTTTAAGTACATCTAAGGGATACTAAAATGGCTATATACGTTACATTAGTTAATGAATTATTACGCAGGTTAAATGAAGTTACCTTAGATGCTAATGGTGAAGGTTTTGACTCAGTACGTAATGTTCAAGCTTTAGCTAAAGATGCTATCAATAATAGTATACGTCTTATTGTACAAGACGGCCAGGAGTGGCCTTTCTTAAAAACAACTGAAACACAGTCTCTTACTGCAGGTACTAGACAGTATAGTTTTCCTAATGATTACTCTAGCACAGATTGGGATACGTTTTATCTTAAAAAGCTTACCTCAAAAGGTAACACTCCCATGAGGCTTAGACCTATTTCTTATGATGACTATATACAAAACCATCGTAGTATAGACGATACAGGTGATTTAACTAATGGAGATGGCGCACCCATTTACGTATATCAAACACTAGAAGAGAAGTTTGGTGTTACACCTGTACCAGATGCAGCCTACCAGATAGAGTACGTCTACTGGAGTTTCCCCACAGAATTAACAAATTATAATGATACAGTAATTATACCTGAGCGTTTTAAACATGTAGTTATAGACGGTGCTATGATGTTCATGATGCGATTCCGTAGCAATGAACAAAGTGCTGCAATGCATCAAAACAATTTTGAAGATGGCATAAAAGCAATGCGTAGAGTTTTAGTAGATGATATATTAGTAGTTCGCTCCACAGTAATAGAACGTTCAGGGACAAGTGCATTTAGTGGTAATATGTAATGGCTGACAATCTAGCTTCCTTTAAAGTTTTTTGTCAGGGTGGACTAAACACCAGTAGGGATGTGTTATCTCAAGGTGAAACACAACCTGGCTCTGCTGTAAAACTTACAAACTACGAACCATCTGTTACTGGTGGCTACCGTAAGATAAACGGATTTAGTAACGACTTTGGTACAGTAACAGGCACAGGAAGTGTACTTGGTGTTTGTGTAGCTAACGGTATTAATGATGGTGTCCTAGCTTGTCGTACTCCCTCTAGCGGTAATAACTATTTACACCATTGGAGTAACTCTGGCTCTTCTTGGACTGCTGTATCTACTTCAGGTTCTCCTACAATGTCAGGAGTTACTAAAGTTAGATTTACAAAGTTTAATTTTGGTAGCCCTAAAGTTATTTTGACTGATGGTGTAAATCCTGCAGCAACTTACGATGGATCAACATATACTCAGATAACACACGCCAACGCACCTGACGATCCTAAAGTATCTGCTGTGTTTCAAAACCATATGTTCTTAGCGGCTGATCCTAATGAAGATACTAACTTATATTTTAGTGCACCATTAGCAGAAACAGATTTTAGCGCAGCTAATGGTTCTGGCGTAATAAATGTAGGCTTTCCTATAGTAGCTATAAAGACGTTTCGTGATGCTTTGTTTATTTTTGGCAGTAACAACATTCGTAAGCTTGTTGGTAATAATATTTCTAATTTCGTATTAGAATCTGTTACAGATAATCTTGGGTGTTTAGCTACAGACAGTGTTATAGAAATAGGTGGTGATTTACTATTCTTATCACAGGATGGTTTACGGCCTGTTTCTGGTACAGATAAAATAGGTGACGTAAACCTAGAAACTGTATCAAAAGATATTCAGTCAGTATTTACAGATGTTGTTTTTGATATAGACTTAGATGGTTTAAATGCTGTTATTATTAGAGGTAAGACTCAGTTTAGATACTTCTTTGCTGCTGCAGATACACAAGGTGTTATAGGAGGTTTTAGACAAACACCTAATGGACTACAGTTTGAGTATGGGCAATTATTAGGTATCACAGCTACTTGTGCAGACAGTGGTTACATAGGACAAAACGAATTTGTATTACATGGAGACAGCACAGGTAAAGTTTACCGACAAGAAAGAGGTAACAGCTTTTCAGGTGAAGATATATTTAGCGCCTTTCAAACTCCTTACCTGTATATGCAAGATCCAGAACAACGTAAAATATTTTATACAATAGCAACTTATCTACGTTCTGAAGGTGATAATGAAATACTAATGTCAGCAGTATATGATTATGAAGATGTAAATGTTTTAAACCCCAATGACTTTACATTAAGTAATACGAATGCTGCTGCTTACTACAACGAAGCTGCGTATGCTGCTGCTGATGCTACTAGTGGTGCTATATATGATGGTAGTCCTGCACCTATAAGAAGAACAAATGTATCAGGATCAGGTAAGTCTATATCAGTAAGATATGTTACAAATGACACAAAACCGTCACACAGTATACAAGGATTAGTAATTACATTTGGGGTAGGAGATAGGTTATAATATGGCAGGTTATGCAAGACAGTCAGCATCAACAATACAACCTAATGAGGTTATTAAAGCTGCACCAGTAAACGCAGAGTATAACGCAATACGAGATGCGTTTGCTTTATCAGGTGGACATAAACATGATGGTAGCTCAACTGAAGGTGCATACGTACCTCTCATAGCTGATACTGATGCTTTAAACAAAGTTGCAGTAGATACAAGTAACAACAGGCATGGTGTATTTGTTGAGGTTTCTTCTTCAGCAGTAGAGCAAATACGGTTTCAAGACGGTGTTGTTGTACCTGTTACAGATAACGATATAGACTTAGGTACAAGTTCTGTAGAGTTTAAAGACTTATACTTAGATGGTACGGCTACAGTAGATACACTTCAAGTAGATGAGAATGCTACAGTAACAGGTAACTTATCTGTAAATGGAAACACTACACTTGGTAACGCAGCTTCAGATACAGTTACAGTAACTGCTGATATTGCTTCTGCTCTTTTACCTTCTGCAGATGATACACATGACCTGGGTGCTACAGGTTCTGAGTGGCGTGACTTATATATAGATGGACAAGCAAACATAGATACGCTTGCTGTAGATGCAAATGCTACAGTGGCAGGTACTCTTGTAGTAACAGGAGCTACGACACTAAATGGCGGTCTTGCTATGGACTCAAATAAGTTTACCGTTGCAGATACAAGTGGCAACACTTCTATTGGCGGTACTCTTGCAGTCTCTGGTACAACTACGTTAGCTGCTACATCCTTTGGTGATGCAGACATTACTAACGTAGGAAACATTGCACTAGATAGTATTACTGCAGATGGTAGCACTATTACTATTACAGGTAACACTACATTTGCTGATGGTTCTTTTAACTTTAATGTAGCATCTCACGATGGAACAAATGGACTTGCTCTTGCAGGTACGGTAGTAACATCTACAGCAGCAGAGCTAAACATCTTGGACGGTGTGACTGCAACTACTGCTGAACTCAATGTAATGGATGGTGTTACGGCTACTACTGCAGAACTAAACATACTTGATGGTGTTACAGCTACAGCAGCAGAGTTGAACATACTAGATGGAGTTACTTCTACTGCTGCAGAACTAAATACATTAGACGGTATTACAGCAGTTGTAGGTGAACTTAACGCACTAGACTTAGGAAGTACTGCAGTTGGTACTGCTATTGCATCTAAAGCTGTAATACTAGACTCAAGCAAAGACTACACAGGTATTCGTAACTTTACTATTACAGGTAACTTGACTGTAGGAGGAACTACCACAGTAGTAGATACTGTTACTATGAATGCACAGAATGCTGTTGTGTTTGAAGGCGCTACTCCTGATGACCACGAAACTACACTTACTATTGTAGATCCTACAGCAGACCGTACAATCAACCTCCCTAACCAAAGCGGTACTATTCCTGTACTAGCTTCAGTAAGTACTACTCAAATTAGTGCTACACCTGAAGAGTTAAACATCATAGATGGTGACACTTCTGCTACATCTACTACACTTGCTGATGCAGACAGAGTCGTAGTTAATGATGCAGGGACTATGAAGCAGGTAGCCCTTACTGACTTTGAAACATATATGGAAACATCTTTAGATACTCTTAGTAATGTAACTACAGTAGGCGCACTAAATAGTGGTAGCATCTCAAGTGGGTTTGGTGCTATAAATAATGGCTCATCTGCAATCACTACGACAGGCACTGTAACTTATGGTAGTTTATCAGACGGAACTATAACTATTACAGGCTTTGTTGATGAAGATAACATGGCTTCTAATAGTGCAACATTAGTTCCTACACAGCAATCAGTAGAAGCTCGTATTCAAGCTGTAAACGCAACTGCTAATAATGTAACAGGTCTTAATGCTACAGGTGCAGAGATTAATACTGTAGCAGATGTATCAGCAATTAGTCCTGACACTTCTACAGCAGTAGCAAACAATGATGCAATACTTATGTACGATAATTCAGCTACTGGATTAAAGTATTTTGATGTAGACTTACTTGATACATACTATGCACAGACAAGTAAAACACTAACAAATAAAACAATTACAAGTCCTATTGTAACAGGCTTACATCTTAATGATGCAGGTTTTACTGTAGAAGGTTCTAGTGAGGATGGTAATGACACTACAGTAGCTTTTACTAATCCATCACAGGATAGAACTATTACATTTCCTGATGCTACAGGTACGATTGCTTTATTAGCAAGCCCTACTTTTACAGGGACGTTAACTGCTCCTACTATAAATGCATCAACTGCTTTACAAATAGGTGGAGTAGCAGTAACATCTACTGCAGCAGAGCTAAATATTCTTGATGGTGTAACATCTACTGCAGCAGAGCTAAATATTCTTGATGGTGTAACATCTACTGCAGCAGAGTTAAATCATTTAGATGGTGTAACATCAGGAATACAAACACAATTAGACGCTAAAGCAACAACTGGTAAAGCAATTGCTATGGCAATGGTATTTGGATAATAAAGGAGTTTTTTAATGGCAAATCCAAATGTAGTCGCAGTAAGCAGTATCTCAGCTAAAACAGTTCTAGATGCTGATGTTGCTGCAAGCGCAGTTAGTTTACTAACGTGTGCATCAGATAAACTATGTAAAATTAATTCTTTAGTTATAGCTAACATAGATGGTACTAACTCTGCTGATATAAATGTATTCATTACACGATCAAGTGTAGACTACTATATAGCTAAAGGTATTACAGTTGCAGCAGGTAGTACCTTACTTCCTATTGATAAGAATATGGGATTATACTTAAATGAGAGTGACATACTTAAGATACAAGCAAGTGCAGCAGGAGATTTGTCTGCTGTTCTTTCATATGAAGAAATAGATGACGCTTAATAGAAAGTAGCTTAATGAAAGCTTTCGGTAACATTGCAAATGATGGTCAGATCAGGGCAGTAGCTTCTGGTGCTATATCTAGCGGTAAGCCTGTTGTTGTAAACTCTGATGGGACTGTGAGTGTTGTTGCAACCGAAGCCCCAACTGCTGCAACTGCATCTGCTATAACTGATACAGCTTCTAATGATGCTACTATTTGTTATGATCCTGACAATCAAAAAGTCGTAATTGCTTGGTATGATGCAGGTAACAGTGACTACGGTACAGCGGTTGTGGGAACAGTCAATCCTGCTAACAACACAATAAGTTATGGTAGTGAGGTTGTTTTTAACGCAGGGCAAACACGCCAAAATGGTATTGTTTATGACTCAAACTCTAATAGGGTTGTTATTGTATACAGGGATAATGGTAACTCTGGTTATGGTACAGCTATTGTAGGAACTGTGTCAGGGACTTCAATATCTTTTGGAACAGAGGTTGTTTTTAACAGCGGTAGCACAAGCAGAATAGGCCAAGACGGTATTTGTTTTGATAGCACCAATAATAAAGTTGTTATTGCTTACGCTGATATAGGCTCTGGCACTTCTGCTATTGTAGGTACAGTTAGTGGTACAAGTATATCATTTGGTAGTGAACACAACTTTCAAAATAATACTGCTCAAGGTCTTGCTATAACGCATGATAGTCAGAACAACAGAATTGTTATTGTTATGGGAAGAAGTGAAGGGGGCATTTCTCAAACTAAAGTAAGAACAGGTACTATTTCTGGAACGTCTATTACTGTTCAAGGTGTTGATGCAGCCCAAAAACTTTTTGATCAAAAAGGGGGAGAAAAAGGAGTTATAGCTGAGTATATAGGTAACGGAAAAACAATAGTTGCCTTTAACGATTTTAGCGATGATGAAAAAGGTTTTGTTGATGTAGTATCTTTAAGTGGTGACACATTTACTGTTAATGCAGATGATGATGCAGGTACTTTATTTGATGAAGGTGATGTTGGTAAAATGTCATCTGCTTTTGTTGCTTCTACAGGTCAGGTTATTATAACGTATAATGATGAAGACACAGATAATAGTCACTTTGGAAAATTTGTTGTTGCAACTAATCCATCTGGTCTAAATGTTTCGGTAACATCACCAGTAACTTTTGAAAGTGCTGAAGCAGATTTTACTGCTGTTGCTTATGATTCAAATGCAGAAAGAGCGGTTGTTGCATATCAAGACCAAGGTAACTCTTCTCTTTTAACGGCAAATATTTTAACACCAGGAGGAGCTAACCTCACCTCAGAAAACTACATTGGTATGTCGGGAGGCGTGGCTGTGCAGACAGGATCTGCTGCTTCTTCAGGAACTCCTGTAGTTTATGAAGCAGCAGAGGTTGTTCTTTCAAACTCAGGTACACTTGTTGCTTATGATGTTAATTCTGGAAAGATAGTTATTGCTTATGGTGACGCAGGTGATAGTAATAAAGGTAAGGCAATTGTAGGCACTGTAGACTCTTCAGACAATAGTATAAGTTACGGCACTGCTGTTGAGTTTGAGTCTGGAAATACATCAAATGTTGCAATTTCTTATGATGCTAATGCACAAAAAGTTGTTATTGTTTATAAAGATGCAGGTAATTCAAATTATGGTACAGCCAT